ATCTTCACGCCGCTGTTATTGATTGCTGTAATACTCTCGGCCATGCGTCGGCTGGTCTCTTTGATCGAGGCCGTATGGTCGGCCACGGTTTGAGAGAGCTGTGCCACAGTCACCTGCGTGACGTGTATTTGCTGCACCATCTCCTTAATCGCTGTAACCTCTTTCCAACCTGCGATTTGAATCTCACGCAGCGCCGCGAATGATTGGCGGACGGAGTCATAGTACTCAGCCACGCCTCCCCCCTTTCCGCGACTCTCATTCAACAGCCGTATAATCTGCTCTATGGACACGCGGATGGCACCCATAACGCCAGCAAGCAGGTCGATGCTTTCCTGTGAGGCTTTAGCCAACGCTCCACGCATGGAGTTCTCCTTCGTTTCTTCATAGTCCTTGAGTCCAGTCTTGTCGAAAGCCTCCTTCTTCTTTTCGGCGAGCTCTTTGTAGATCTGCGTGAGCTCGTCTTTGGCTTCTTGGAGTTGTTTCTGATACTCTTCGGCGCTCATCTTTTCGCGGTTCTGCATGAGGTTCGCAATCCTCTCATAGGCCTTTTTGATCCGTGCCTCTGTCTTCTTATCGATCAACCCTTTGACAATGGCGTCGCGGAGATGCCCCTCGATGGTCTTTCCGAGATCTTTGGATCCGTCGCCCGCCTTCTTCAGAAAGTTCTCATACTCGGAAAGCAACCCATCGAAAGAGACGCCCGTAAAGCCGGCAAGGGTCTCGTCTTTCATCTTTTCCTTATCTTCAAGCATTTTCTTTCTCGCAGAAATAGCGTCCTGTGTACTCGAATCGAGCACCTTCAGAAAAGCACTGTGCGTCCTTGTGAGCATTGTTAGCTGTTCAAGGGTGAGCTCTTGGGCGTAATTCGCAGTGTCCGTGAGCAGTCTTTTGACGTCTATGCCGTTTTTCTCCAATGCTTCCACGTCAAAGCCCTTTACTGATTGCGGCCTGTACCCTCGATCCCATTCCATCTCGAAGTATCCCGCCCCTTGGGAGCCGCGCTTCTTACCCTGAACCACGTGTTTGTCCCATCTGTAACGTTTTTCAGCGCTCTTGTATCCGTTGGTTTCGGGGGTGTTTTCCCAGAACCGATTATAGTTGTCGAATCCACCTCGCTGTTGCACGAATCCCAGTGCGCGGTCTGCATTGTAGTATCCCGTACTGTGTCCGTCCCCATCGTTGGCTTTCTTCGAGTTTCTTTCTCGAGTTTTCTCTTTGATCACTTCCAACTCTTCAGCAGCGATGTTTGCAGCCTCAGTGGCGGCCTTCAGCTTCTCTTCGATGCTGCCGTATCCCTTTACAATCTCCATACTGGCCGCTTTGGCTTGATCCAACCATTTCAGCTGCGACTGATAACTCTTTTCCATTGCGTCCGTCCACTCCTCCACCTTGCCGATGGCTGGAATGATGGCAGAGGCTGCACCCACAACCGCACCGGCTACAGCACCCCACGGGCCGCCCACACTGGCACCCGCAGCGGCAAAGCTGGCTGCGTTGGTGATGGCGTTGCCGATGGTGGAAACCACCTTGCCGGCCTTGATGTCGCAATCACTCATGGCGTTTCCCAGCTGCGAGATGATGCTACCCACGCTGCTCAAACCGCTGATCACACTGTTGAGGGCGCTCATCTGCTCAGTGGATCCATTGACAGACTTACGCAGCTTTTTGAAGTTGGCGATCAACGCATCAAAGACCTTTTGGTGTTGAATGCCTTCGATCGTATCGTCCACCTTCTCGAGATCAGTCTCGAGGCCCTCTAAGGTTTGGCGTACCAGTTCGGGGTCTCCGAGCATGCGCTGTAGCAACTTCGCTTTTTCGGCGTCTACGGTGCCCTCTGCTCCCTTCGTCTTAAGATACTTGATGGTATTCGCTATCTCAACACGCACGTTTTTCGCCATTTTCAGGGCCTGCTTCTCGGTGTGCTTGAAGAAGGTCTTGAGGTGGTCATCTTTCCCAAGCTCCGATTCGGCGGCGGCCGCCTGCTTCTGAATCGCTTCCCGTCGGAGGCGTTCAGCCTCGTTGGTGCGTCCTTCCTTTTCGGCGTCTTCGATCTTACGGGCGTATTCGCGTGCGATGGCGGCTTCTTTCTCTTTGTAGTTGCCAAAGGCTTGCAGCATTTCATCGTAGGCCTCGGCCTCTTTGCGTTTCCATTCATTGGTAGCGTTCGCACGTGCCTTCATGTTCTTTTGATCCATAGCAGCTTTGGACGCCTCGTAGTACGCTTGCTGATCTTCGGTCAGGGCCTCTTTTCCCGTGAGTGTCTTGTTGGCCTTTTCGAGTTTCTTCTTCCATTCCTCGATCTCTTGAAGCTCTCGTTGGTAGTCGAGATCAATCTTTTGGAGCTTCTTCTTGAGGCCCTCGTTCATCATCTCAAGGTCGGCGTCTTCGATGCGCTTGCGTGCGTTGCGGGTGAGCTCTTCGATTTCGGCCATTGCCTCGGCCTTCTCTCTTTGCTCTTTGGCCAGCTCTTTGACGTGACGTTTGGCAGCAGCAGCGGCCGCTTTGGATTGGTCGTATTTCTCGCCGGTCATCTTTTGGTATTTCTTTACCAGCTCATCTATCTGCCCCTCGGTTTCCTCGATATCCTTCACGTCGATAAGCCCGTTTTGGGCCATCTTCCGTTGTGATGCCAGCTTTTTTTTCGCCGTTTCAATCTTAGCCACTACTTGGTCTACGGTATCGTTAGTGTTTGTCACAGTCCACTTACCCAACCCTGCGAGCTTATCCTGAATATTCTTTACAGCGGTTCCTACGTTTTTGGGTGGCTGATTGATGATTTCTTCAATCTTTTTATCAACCTCATCCAACGTCGCTTTTGCAGCTGTTGCTTCTTTCGCATTGGCCGCCTCTATCCTCGCATTTACACGCTTGTCGATTGTGTTAAGTTCCATTGGCTTCTTCCCGGCTAACGCGAACGGACCTATGGCGGCTCCTATGAGCGCCTCTTGTGCCGTGAAAAGCAATTTCTGATTCCAGGATACACCATCACCTCTCTTCGCGGCGTCGAGGCGACTCTGCGCTTCAGCCTGTTGCTGTGCGAGCTTATCAAGCTGTATTTGCTGGGCACGAACTTGGATGTACCGCTTGATGCTTTCCGTGGCTTGACCAGTAAGGAAGTCTTCCTGTTTGAGGTCTCCAAGGATGGATGGATATAAGGCGTGCAAGTCTTGCAAGGCTTTCTCTTTCATATCCCGAGTTGCAGTTTCGCTTTCAAGCACCTTCACCAGTGTCTCCACTTTGGATGTTTCGGTGTTGATGTCTTCAGCGGCCCTTCTTGCAGCCTCATTGATCGCATTCATCGCCTGTTCTGCAGCCGATCCTTTGGAATAGATCTCATATAAGGCCTGCCCTATGGCGATCATGGCCGCGGCGGCAGCCACGTAGAGCGAGGGCGCGAGCGCGGATGCTAACTGCCCCAACTTGCTGGCTACGGCCCCGCTGATGGATCCCATGCGCTGCAATACAGTCACGTTGGCGTTTTGCGCGGCGGTGTTGGCGGCGGTGGCTACGGTGTTGGCCTGCTTGGCTGCCGTTTCGACGGCTACCTTTCTTGCACTGAACTCTCTTTGCGCGGACATAAAGGCTGCGGCCGCGGCTTCCTTCTTTGTGGCCGCGGCAGCCAGATTCCTCTCGGCGGCTTCGATCTTCTTAGCCGTTCCGGCGGCTTTGATTGAGGCCAGCTCCGAAGTGCGGGCAGCCTCAAGATTCTTTGCTTCGATGTATTCCTGCCTTTTGGAAGCCAGCGTCTGATTGGCTGCTACGACCTCGGTGCGGGCTTTGTTCAGTGCCTCTTTGGCCGCCTCGACGTTGGCTGCAACCTCTGTTTTGACAGCTGAGACGTATTCGGCCGAATACTTGGAAAGGCCTTGTTTAGATAGGGCGGCTTGTTGTTCAGCGCTGAGAAGGTCTTGCAGCTGTTTGGCTTCCTCAGCGTATTGAGCCCCTTGGACTACCTGCCGTCCAGCCTCCATTACCATCATCGCCCCTTTATAGGCACCGTATGCCACTACGATATCAGCCAGCGCGCTGCCTACGGCTTTATAATTTTCCACCAGAGACGATGCCCCGTCTATGGCTCTGTAGATCACGCCTTCCTGACTCTTGCCGATCTCATTAAACATTACATCAATGGCGTCCTTGAGCTTCTCCACCTGCCCAGTAACGGTCTTCGACATCTCCTCCATCATACCGTGGAATTTTCCACCTGCACCTGTCATGGATTCAAAGGCCTTTTGTACCTCTGGAAAACCGACCCTGCCCTCCTCGACAAGCGCCTGAACCTCCTTTGTGGTAACGCCGAATTGATCAGCCAGCTCTTGCAGCAAGGGGATGCCGCTCGTTGTGAACTGCATCAAATCACGGCTCATCAGCCTGCCCTGTGTAAGGGTGGTTCCATACAGGTAGGTCAAACGCTCCAAAGGCAGCCCCAACCCGGCGGCAACGTCTCCTAACATACGTAGGGTACCTGTGATGTCTTTCGCTTCGAACCCGTATGCAAGCAATTGCTTCGATCCGCTGGCTACATCTTGAAGCGAGAACGGGGTTGTACCGGCCAGTTCGACGGCCTCTCGCATCATAGCGGAGGCCTTTTCCTTGCTTTGGAGCAGTACGCCAAAAGCCGTTTCGAGCTTTTGAAACTCGCCACGTATGTTTACTATTTGCCCAATAAGATTCTTAGCCGTGTCCAACGTGAATGCCACGCCCATCATTTGCCCGACTTTTTTGGCTGTATTCCCGAGGCTTTCAATGATTCTTTCTGCCTCACTTGCGTCGCGGCGGAGGCCACTGTTGTCTATGCCGGTGGCCAGATAGAGGGCACCGTTGTAATTGATTACTCCCATTGTATTTGTGTCGCTGTTTAGTTGTTAGTGTGGTGATGTTACCGGCGCGTTCCACCTTGGTGGGCCACACGACGAATAGAGCGGCCGGTGTAGTTGCCATCCAGCGAGGCGTAAAGCTCGGCCAGTATGGTTAGGGCGTCCGGGGCATCGTCGTGGCGGTTGCTGCCTTCCTTCTTGTACCCGGTGAGGTTGTCCATGAAGCGGCCGTACTCCGAGGCGCGGGTGTACTCGCTCTGATCGAGGAAGTGAACATGCTGCTTGATCCATCCGGATTTCATCAGCATACGCGTCTCCTTGTTCTGCGTCGTACGGCGGGGCTCGATCGTGCAACGGCTACGCGGGGCGGCCAGCTTGACCAGACGGGCTACCTCGAGGGCAAAGGCACGTCCGCCATTGTTGGACTCGATGCGCACCATATCCACGGCCCGTTCGATCAGCCGCTCGGCCAGTCGCGGGGCGGTCACCTCGATGCCATCGCGGGTAAAGAGCGCGTCGACAAGGTAGAGCTCCGTGCCAAAGACGAGAGCGAAGGGGGCGGCAAAGAAGTCCTCACCGAGGTCGGCCGTATCCACGGCGGCGATCACGCCATCCGGCGTGCGCCCGGCGATGTCGGCCCGCTTGAAGCGCTTCAACTCACCCGGCGAGAAGAGCAAGCCACGGGCCTCGTAGGGCTCTTGCATGTATTCGGCGGCCCAGATCGATTCGTCGAGCTCAGCGCGCAGCTGGCGGTAATATTCCGTGGTGTGGACGTCGGGGCAGAAGGACTCTCCGCGCTCGTCGAGGGCGGGTATGCGCACGATCTCGTCGTATAGGCCAGCCTCCTCCATACGTCCAAGCACATCGTGTGCGCTCCAGCGGGTGCCTATATCGATGGAGCAACAATGGCGCTCAATACGGCTGTCGTGCGTGCCCTGCTTCCAGCTCCAGGTCTTCTCGTTGACGGTCTCCGAGAGGGCATCCTCGAGTGATTTGTAGAGGTCGTCCGTAACGGCCAACATCGAAGCGCCGAAACCGATCACGGTGCCCCCTACACCACCACCGAAATAGCTCACCTGCCGGGTGCCATCAATCTTCCAACCGCCGACGTTCTGCGCGTTGCGGCGTAGGCGTACGTCGGGGAAGACCTCTGCGAATCGGCGGCTGCGAAGGATGTCCAGCGTGTCGTAAGAGAGCTTTTCATACAGGGGGCCGGAGCAGGTGTTTCGCATCACGCTTTCCAGCGGGTGGCGCCCAAGCATCCAAGTGATAAAGACCGTGGTGAGGTACGATTTGCCCGCACGGGGTGGAAGGCTGACGGCCAATCGGCGGAGGCGCCCCTCGTCGTAGGCCCGGGCAACGCGCTCGAAGGCCTCGGCCACGGTTTTTAGCACCGGGCGTCGACTAAAGAAATCCCCATCCAAATAGAGGCAGTAAGCCCAAAGCTCCACCCGAGCGGCGCGTCGTTGAAGCACCAAGGCAGCCTCGGCACGGAGCATCAGGCGGTCGCGGTCTACGCTATTCATCTGCGCCCTCCACCGCCTCGGCGACTTTGGCACGGGCCCTCTCGGCGGCTACTCCCTTGGCGTCGTTGATAATCTTCAGCAGTTCGTCGTTGCTGAGCAGCTCCAAGGGCGACCGGTTTGTGGTAATCTCGGTCGGCTGGTTGGGCATGCCATAGAGCCGGTTGAGCAACGTCTCGAGGTTGCGCATCTGCTTGTTCTGGTAGTCTCCATAGATGGACTTAGCCACCACGAGAAGAGCCAGCGGGATGTCGCTCCGCTTCATAAACGTTTTCAGGTCGGGGATACTCATGCCCACGATATAGGCGGCGGAACGCTTGAAGTCCTCCAGCGACAAGGCCTCGCCGTGCTCCTTCAATATGGCTAAGGCTATCTTGAAGGCGGAGGGTTTTCGGCCTGCGTTTTCGGGGCGAGTCTTGAAGATCTTCTCCGGGTTGCCAGAATGGCCCTTCTTGAAGCGTCCATGCTGGTCTCTTGCTCCGGTATCAGGAGTTTTCGGTTCGTCTATCATGTTGTATTTGTTTACGTTGATGGCTGCAAAGGTAAAGGGCACACGGCCGCGTGGCGGGGGCGTGTACTCCTTGACTCTTACGGTAGCCCCCTCGCGATAAAGTCAAGGAGTAAAGTCAAGGAGTTGTTGGGGGCTGCGCCCCGTTGAGGTGTTGAGGCCTCCGGCCTGTTGAGTTGTTGAGCTGTTGAGATGTTGAACCGCTTGTCGAACCAACGACTAAACGCCTCAACAACTCAACAAGGGCTTTAGCCCTCAACACTATATCCGGATCGGCAGCCCGGCGTAGACCCAAGCCAGGAGGGCGGCGTCTCGCATGTCTTGCGAGGTGCGCGCGGTGTAGCCCGTAAAGGCGGCCAGCTCTTCATGGGTGATCTTCCGGCCTGTGCCTCGCCAGCATTTCTGCAAGGGTCGCTGCTCGACGACCTCGAGGCCCATGTGGCGGGCCATCTCGACGATCTTACGGCCCACCTCGTGGTTGCGTCCGGCCGCGCGTCCGATGGCGGCGGCCTTGCGGCGACTGTCTCCGGCCTGTACGTGCCAGTTGGAGCGGTTAAGCCATCCGGCCTCGACGACGACAGTGAGGGATTCTCCGAGGGCGTCCGTGGCCTGCTTGATGGCGTGCAGGTCGTCTATCAGTTCGGGGAACGTCTTTGCCTCGCAATGCAGCTCCCGGGAGGGGAGGTGGAGGAAGGCCACGCCCGACCGATCCACGTCGGGGTCGATGGCGACGATGTGGCGGGGGCCCGCAGGCCCCTGCGAATTTGGCCGGGGGCGTGCTGAGGGGGTATTCATCGCTGTGCACCCTCCCTCTCTGTCATCCTGATAAGCCCAAAGAGGGCGTAGTTTATGCAGTCGTAATAGTGCGACTCGACATTCTCAGACACCTCTACCAGATAGTGGTGATCTTCAATATTCCGGATCCGATTGAGCTTCGTCAGAATGAGATCCGTATAGGACGTGGGCCGCATCAGGCGCCATGCCTCCCCGTAGTCGTGGTTCTTTTCGCGTATCACTTCGACGGCGTTCGCGAGGACATTGTCGAAGATCTGAAGCGCCACGTCGACGTCTATGTCTGGCTCGTCGGCTATACCATGAAAGCACTGATTGAGCGCGACCGCACCGTAATTCACGATGCCGATCAGCTCTGGGCGGATCCCTTCGTTGACGAGTGCGCTGTCCTCTCCGATCATCTCCAAGGTTCGGATTCGTTTGACCTTTATAAGGAGCTGGTCCGTCACCGAAGCCGGACGCATTACTCTCCATGCCGCACCGTAATCTGTCAGTTTGGCGGCAAACACCGCCCGGCATTCGGCCACAGCGGCTACGATCTGTTTCTCTGTATTTTCATTCATCATCTGTAAAATCATTTGGGGTTATGACGCCGTACCCGAACCGGATCCGAAAGGTCACGGTGGCCTCCATCGCGTCGCGGGAGAACCGCACCACGTCTAT